TTATTAACATCCCAATCCAATAGCGCTGGGCCACTGGATTGTTTGATAATACTATATAGAGTCCCGTTCCACGTCTCTTGCCCCCGGCCGTGTAACGAGATCATAATTTCTTGAATTAAATCCCACCCATCCCTGTAATCATTACTACGAACCCGTATCTGAAACGCTGGATAATAATAATTACCCTCCATTCCAAGTGTAACTTGATTTGGATATCCGAAGGTGTCAAATATAGTAGCACACTCATCCGGTGTAGATGGTTCCTTTCCTATAAACAAATTATCAGCAAATACTAATCCTAAAGCACTATCCGCTTCTAACATATCTTTGATATCGACGCTAACTGCATTCATGGTATTTGAACATTATCTCTGATTTCTTTTAAAACATTATCTTTATTCCGTTTAAGGGAAGCCTCTAAAAACTTAGGACCCGCCTTAGGTCTTGGAATGTACCATCTTTTTTTACCTTTCCCAGGTCCATATCTCCATCCTGGTTTACCTGGCCCGATCATTTCATGTACAAATACAGCGTAGTTAGCATTAAATCCCATTAGTAAACCGATCATCGAATCTTTCCTAAGAGGAGAAGTGAACCAAGAACTCCGTAAATGACCAGTATCAACCGGAATCAGTGGCGGAGTATTTTCCATATCATTACGAATTATAATAGCTGCCTGAATTAATCCTTTCATCGACCGTCCCTCAATATTCCGAATCTCCTTATTAAGATTACTCAGAATAATATCCATCCCTTTTACTCCTGTATTTGGTTTTATTGATTTAACCATTATTCTTCGTTATAAATAAGCCACCCTTGAAAACTCCGTAGTAGATCTCATTGCCGGTGTTTTATCAAACCGTTTTATTTCATACGCCCCATCCGCCGACATTGGATCAGCTTCCTCTGCACTATTCAAATCATCCAAATCTCCTAAAAACAAATAACCCAATTCATCCACATCCTGAGTGGTAAATACCTGCGCCCTGGAAACAACCTCCTCCCCGTTAGAATTCATTATCTTTTCCGTCGTATTTTCCCAGCGACAACTAATTTCTACAGGATCGGCAAAGTCCTTCCCTCCATACCCATCAGCTACAGGAGTTCCCCAATATACTGCGGTCTGCGTACACATTCGTGCTATGAGTGCTTCAATTCCCATTAGTCAAAACTTCTTATTGCGTAAATACTTGCTTTCTTTTTACCAATGTTAGCCATCTCCCCTGTATAATCTAATTGCATTACCATTTGCCCGTATGGAGTAGACGCTAACCCTTCACGGAATAGTCCGGTATATTTAACCGATGCCTCCCCAAGCTTCTCCTCGGATGTGGTTCGACAAAGGGTCATTGCTAACATATGAGCCGTAAACCACCGTTCGATTTCTTCCAATAAAGTATCCCCGGCATTCGTACTACCTAAAGCCTCAGTGACTACGCCGTTTGCTGATACAATAAAAACATCTACTATTGTATCGGATACGGTACAATTATCCATTATCTGTTTAACCTCTGTTGCTGTTGTTCTTGCCATTATATACTCCTTTCTTTTTTACGATCACTCCATAATAATGGATCGATCAAATTTACTATTCCTTTATTCCAAGGTAATCCAACCCATTCCAATGTTTCGTACATCTGTTGATAATCTCCATGTACCATACGTTCAGGCCAAATTACTTTACAATTCACTCCTGCTTCAATCATCTTTACAAACCGAGCTTCGTATTGATGCACCCACCACAACCAACCTTCCTGCTCTGTAGCAGCATTAACAGCATACTGATTAGCAGAAGATCCAAAGGCGGTCATAAACCCAGTTTTCAAACAGGATTGTATTATATCCCCGGTCCTACGGCGAACGATAATCCATTTAGCATTCGGAAAAGCATAATTCCAAATCGGCCAGGTTAGAGCCAACTTAGAATCTTTATACATCCACCGTCCGTTTTGATACCCCTCATCAAGCATTATCTGTTGAATACCCCACCGCCAACTCGGAGGAATCAGCAGATTATCTGTATCTGGTAATGGGTATTGCCCTAATTTATCCATTTGTATATCTTCAAAATAAGGATATACAATTTCTTCCCGCACCCGATCATTTGTAAGCATCCCGCGTTTAGACATCTCCCCTCCAAAAGCTCCGGATAAATTAATCACCGATGCTACTATTGAAGTCCCTGATCTGGGGACACCAGTTATCAATATAGGATCTTGTTTAATCATTCATATCTAGCATTAACTAATTGCTTCTCCTTTTCTTTTCCTAATTTACTAGCAACTCTGACTTTCTGATCCGGATGCCTTCTATAAACAGCCAGAGTAGCGTCACAATACCCTATTTTAAATCCTGCTTTCAAACACCGCAAGTTAAATTCGTATTCCTCCTGAGTATCTAATGTCTCATCAAATCCTCCCAACTTTTCAAATATTTCCCTCCGGTACATCGTCGTGGTACTGTGGATAGTATTCTTAATCATTAAATCCTGTACGGTTGGTTCTGTTACCCTGGGTCTCTTAGTAATCCGTTTGCCTGTATCTTGATATAGTTCGGTAGCATTACCATGAATAAAATCTACCTCCAGATCCTCTATTGCTTTAACAGAGTCCTCAATACAATTCGGAGTCAGCATATCATCTTCATGCAAATACTTTATATATTTCCCGGTTGCTTGCGGGAGTGCTTTATTAAAATTCTCAGGCCATCCTCCATCTCCCTTGCTGGGAATAAGCTGAACTCCTTCCGGTACACTGGCAATAGCTTCGTTTAACCAGCCGCGATCCTTATTATAGGGTATTATAACAGTTACTAGGTTATCTCGCAGTACACGGCTTCTAAACGCCGTTAAAACGTATTCTTTGATCCAAGGTATAGCCTGAGCATCAAATATGCGAGGCTTTCCATGAAAACAAACTAAATCCGTTCCTTTTGCCAATTCTGCCAGTCTCGGTTTTTTACTAGGCTTAAAATCATGAATGGTATTTGTCAAATCCTGCCAAAACAAATCCGGAGTGAGAACCTTGCGCAAAAAGAAATCCATACGTTTCCCTAAAGCCATCCCTCTTTTCATTCGTTTCCACACCATTCTAATTTTAGCAGAGTTCGCAGGGAACCATACTAAAGGAGTTGCCAATTTTCTTTTCTGATAAAAATCTTCTAATACGATAACCTTCGTAGGATCTTTAACCAGAGCAAACATATTTTCTAGAGAATTAATCACCGCTGTATCTAAATCTATATATAAAAACGGACGATACTGCTCCATCTCCGGACTATATAATTCTATTCTTGACCAAGTACCAGGGAAATGATTCCTAAGTGGAATGATTTCTAAATTACCTAAATCGTAATACTCCGAAGCTTTATTCCAAAGACAAATAATACGTGGTTTATTCACAGACTCCCATTTACCAAGTATATGCCGTACGATTAATTCCACATCACGGAATCCGAATCCTTTACCATTCTTTAATACCAAAACTATTGTGGGTCTGTGATCACTCATTTTTTATGTACTTGTTTATTAATCCACTCATAAGTATATCCAAGTCCTTTCAATAAAGAATAATTAGGTTGCCAATCAAGATTCTTCTGAATAAGTTCATTATCTGAACTCCTACCCCGCACTCCTAAAGGACCAGGTATATGATTTACTAATAATTTCTTCCCGGATATATAAATAATCATTTCCGCTAATTTATTAATCGTCACCATTTCATCCGATCCTAGATTCATCGGTTCGAAAGACTTTTTACACTTCATAAGCCTTTCAATCCCATCCAGACATTCATCTATATATAAAAACGATCTGGTTTGTTTCCCGTCTCCCCAAATATCAATCACCCCTCCATTTTTTGTCTCTGCCACCTTCCTACATAATGCCGCAGGAGCTTTTTCTTTTCCCCCTTTCCAAGTACCATTTGGCCCGAATATATTATGAAACCTTGCTATACGAACATCTAACCCGTAATTCCTTTGACAGGATAAATACAACCGCTCACTAAAAATCTTCTCCCAGCCATATTCACTATCTGGCTGAGCCGGATAGGCATGTCCTTCTGAACAGTCTGGTTTATCTGGATCATCTTGATTGTGTTCGGGATATATACAAGCTGAACTGGAAAAGAATAGTTTTGCACCGGTTCTTTGTACCCGATTTGCTACATTAATATTAATACAAGCCGAATTACTCATAATATCAAAATCATGATCCCCGGTAAACACATATCCAGCCCCTCCCATATCCGCTGCTAATTGATACACTTCATCAAAATCAAAATACATATTAAATACCTCATCACATTGCCGCTGGTTACGTAAATCCCGGATCATAAATTCATCTGCCGAGGTGATAGAAAATTCAGGGTATTTAAGATCTACTCCCAGTACCCAGTATCCCCGCTGTTTTAATCTTTCTACAAGATGAGAACCTATAAATCCACCTGCTCCGCAAACTAATGCTTTCATACCTTTAATTTTTACCTGAAACAATCATATGCCTAACCTTAAATCCCTTTAAATCAATTTTATTACTTCCAATAAGAGTAGGAGGTGTCTGCTTTCCCCATCCCCTTACAAAAAATTCAATCCAGTATTTAAAAATACCACTGTAATCCCTACGTCCCGTATGCCGCATATTCAAAATCATTGGATCTAAAGTTTTCCCGATTCCATTGCCCGGGAGAACAG